TATCAATAGCTTGCATGTTCGCAATATAAGGGCCGTTATACACTACTTGCGGGGTTCCGGTCATTCCTGCCATTTGCTGATTAGGAACAATGGTTCCTGCGGTTCTAGGGATAAACAATTCAGGGCCGTTTTCGCCAACTAAACTAGGAACACCGACAGGTGGAATTCCACCGCTTGCAAATACGCCCATTCCCGCAGTTTGCGCCGCTAACATTGCAGTTTGTTCAGAAAATGGATTTGTGCCGTAAGTAAATGCTGTAGAAAATAAACCGCCAACTCCCTTAAACATTTGAAGCATTTGGGATTTAATGTAAATAGCCAAAATGTCTTGAATAATTGAACGAGCAAAATCTTTAAAAGCTAATTTTCCATTTCTGCTAAATTGAATAATTGCACTTTCCATGTTGCTCATTACTGATTCAAAAACTTCTTTACCTCTTTGAAACTCAGTTGACGCATTTTTTGCCGCATTTCCCATTGCTTCAAAAAAACCTTGCGACAAAGTTCCTTCACGCGTTGCCCTTGCCAATTCATTTCTTCGCATTGCTAAATCAATAGCTTCTTTTGCTAATTGATTTTCTTTTTCCATTGCATCTTCTTTTGCTTTGCGATTTAACTCATCATTTTGACCAATTTTTTCTATTGCATCTAATCTTGCCCATTCAATTTGTTTTAATTCTTGTGCAAGTCTAATATCTTCTTCTCTGGCGTTACGATTATTAAATAATAATTCCAACATTTCTTTTTCTCGTTGAATATCTTGTCCAGCAATACGCTGGCGCATAATTTGCGCGGCATTGCCTTTTTGATACATATTTTCTTGTTCAGCTAACAATCGCAAATTTTCTTCGGATTGCCTTTGTTGTTCAGTTAATCCTTTAAGAAAAATCTCTAATTGTTTTTTTCTTTCGGCTTCAGCTTCTTTATCTTTGCCTTCTTTAACTTGCCGACGAATTGTCTGAGTGCTGCGAGCAGGTAACCGCGCAAATTCCCTTTTATCATCAATATTTTCAACAGGTGTCCGAAGTATGCTTTTTTCAAATTGGTCTAATTTTTTTCTGTTTTCAATTGTTTTTTGTATATAAATATCATTTTGTCTATTCGCTTCTGCAATACCTTGCGTAACTGATGTTTTTAAATAATTAGAAATTGCTTCAACTTCTAATGCAATTCCTTTAAATACAAAAGAAACATTGGCTCCTAAAATAACCAACGTATCAAAAACAATTTTTATTGCTGAACCAAAATTTATACCGGCATCTTTTGTTTGTTTAAAATAATCAATAACACTTTTAATTGATGGGCCTAATTCAGACGCAACCATTATAGAAAAATCTCTACCTGCTTGTGTTATTGCATCAAAAGCATCTGCCGCATCTTTAATTGCTTTTGCTTGTTCATCCGTTACGTTTGCGCCTTTTTGTATTTCCGAATTTAATTCCGCAAAATCTACACCTTTGGCAGCTTTACCAAATAACTCCATTGCTTTTGCATTTCGCGTAAGCGGGTCTGCCATATTTTGCAGACCTGATAATGTCTTACTAAGCAATTGGTCAATATCAAGTCGGCGCAAATCTGAAAGAGATATGCCCAAAGATTTAAAGGTTTTTTGAACTTCAAAAGAACCTTCTGCCGCTTTATCTATATTTGCAGTAAATGAAGATAGTAATTTACCGGCATTTTCGGCTTCTCCACCGCTTAATGCTAAAGCGTTCCGCAACTTAAGAACGGAATCAACTGCCATGTCATTTGCTTTGGCAGTATCTACAATTTCATCAGCTAATTGAATGGCCTGATAAGCCATAGCAGCAAACGCTGCCGCGCCAATTTTTGAAGTTGTTTGTGCAGAAGAAACTAATTTATCAAGGCTTTTATTTGCTGACGCAATGCCTTTTTGAAATTCTGCGCTATCAAGACCTAAAATAACACCTAAACGCCCAATAAAATTAGCCATTTTTATTCCCAATTAAAGTTTTATTAAAACCGGGCGCAGACATTACAAAAGATTTTAAAGCATTGTTTGTTATTTTTTTCTGTATTTCTGGCGCAATTGGGGGAAAAATGTAATCGTGTGCAGAACCCAATATTTCGTTTAATTTATAATCTTTGCTATTAGCCGGCCTCATATAATTAAATACGCCAGCCGTTAATTGACTTAATAATGTTAGGACTTTTGAGTTCCCCAACAATCCATCGGCATACATGGTAATAATATTGCCCATTGTGTTTTCATCAATTTGCGCTATGTTTTCTAAAGTATGCCCATTAAAGACCATCGCGCATTTAACTTGCGTCCTCAATGAGCCAATTAGTTTCCCCGATTTTCCTTATATGAAGGGCTAATTACTTCGCCAATTTTTTCAACTAAAGTTAATTGAATTGCCAACGGGAATTCTTCTTCAATGTCTGCATAAGTAATATCATTCATTGAATATTCATTGTTTTCTGGAACAAGTAATTTAATATATTCAGTAATTTTTGCTTCAGTCATTGCTTTTGTTTTAGCAGCGTCTCGCATAGACCTGCCTTGAACAATTACATCTTTTTCTAAATATTTAACATCATCTTCTTCTTTTGCATCATTTTTAAATTTTATAAGTGGCTCTGTAATTTTTTTATATATTTCGTCAATAATTTCTTCCGAAGGATTCATTACTCGTTCATAAATTGCATCTGATTCCGCAACTTTAGGAATACGAACTTTAAATAAATGTCCGCCTAATTCAAAATTTCTAATAAAAATTTCGTTACTTTTATCTTGATATTTTTTTCCTAATGTTTCAGATAATTTACTCATATTTTTCTCTTATTTAATATTAATTAAAATTTTGCTTTAAATTGTGCTATACGTCTTGATAATATATTTGCCAATCTTTCTACTGTTCCTTGTGCATTATTTTCTAATGCTGGTCGCAAATATGGTTTTGCATTATGTTTAGCTGTTCCAAATTCTTGCGCGATTGCTCTAGCATCGCTTTTTATGCCCATTTTTGCTAATTTTTTTCCAGATGCAGTTGTAACTGCGGCAATTACTGTATCTGATTGTGTAATATATTTGCTTCTTCTATCCCTTCTTGTTGGCCTTCTTGCTTCAATAATTAAAGAGCGCATTAATCCAGTTGTATCTTTAGGAGCCAATGTTTTAGCTTGTTGTAACACTGGCTTCATTGCTTCCCTAACCGCTGGAACTAAAACTTTACTTTGCGCTAATTTATCGCCAAATTCTATTTCTAAATCTCTCAAGGCTTTTTCTACTTCGCCAATTCCTTGTAATTTAATAGAAACTCCCATGTTAAATTACTGGCCTTATCATTTTGTCGTATATAGCGTCATTTAGCCGTTTTGCATATTCGGCCACTTCTTCAGGGCTCATTTTATCGGCATGATATTTTGCAATCTCATACGCAATATTGATTCCTGCAATTCTTTGTTGGTGAAACCCAAACCAATTCTTTGTTCCAGAATTGGCTTGGGTCACTAAATAACTAAACAGGTCATTGCTGTTTTGTATTGTCGTTGTCATTTTTTCTCTTTTAGTTGTTAGACCAGCCGTAGCTGTTACCGCCAACGGGGTGAATTGTAAAAATAAACTTGCCTTCTGCAGAGGGCGACATATCCCATTGCAGACCGCCAACGCGAGCATTGAAGGCATACGCAACGGTATCAGTGCCATCATAAACCGCGATAACGTAAGTGCGGATAATCGTGCCGCTGTAACCATCGTCGCGGATTAACAATTGCGCGGTGTCAGCCGGATTCCATGCCGCAGTAATGGTCAGCGAAGTCACTTGGTTTTGCGTGGTGATTTTCGCGCCAGTCCGAGCGCCAGCAACCGAATAAGCCGCAAACGCATCGTCCGCACCAAAAGTCGGAATTGCCTCAACCGGAACTTGGATACCAGCAGTGCCAGTGCCGCCAGCCGAAGTGCCGATAATGGTTTCGACTTGAGACGCCCAAGTTGACAGTTGCGCGTCGGTCAGGGGAGTGGGAGCAGCATCATCTTGACACCAGAGGGTCGCAACATAACCGGGCAAGACTTTATCAATAAGAGCCATTTTTTAATTCCTTGAAAAAGTTAATAAAAGTCTTGTTTTATGTTGGAACATATATTGTGCAATCTAAGAAAATTTGGTTTAAACCAAGCTCATTATCGTATGAATTGTAAAGCCAAACAACGTCAGCTTTAGCAATAAAAAATCCCGATACGCCGCCAAATTGTCCAGAATAGCCATGCAATTCTTGTAATACTGTATTGCTCAAGTTTAACGCATCGTTGAAACTTTGGGAAAACAAACTAATTTGAAATACAGGTGTATCTATACCTTTGTTATTTTGCGTTTGCCCCGTATAAACCGGCTGGTGGATATTCCGCAACTGCCAAGTTACGAAAGTCGGCTCCGTAGCGTAATTTCTATTGAAATTGGCATACGTTGGATACGGGTCGCAAATATCCGCAAGCTGGTATTGAATCGCGGTAGCGTAATCAACAGGATTTTGCTGTGTCATACCGGAACCGTCGGGTCATTGCGATAACATAAAAAGGTAATTTTCATCCGGTCGTTTGATTCCCGAACATCAGTAATACGCCAATCAAACCCGCGCCAATTAATAGCATATAAGTTCTGATTGTCCACCATCTGTTTAGTATTTGGTGTGTAATTTAAAGTAATATTTACTAAATCAGAATACGCTCTGTATCGTTCTGAAATTCGTAAAGTATTAGCCACATCATGCACTAAACCACGGGTCAAAAACCAATCAGTTAATGTCGTTGTATATTCGCCAACTGAATTTGTCGAATTAACAACATTTTTAACCGTAAGATTTTCGTATCTGACAATGCCCATTACATCACCAGCGATTTATAGGGCCGCAATAATTGTTCAACACCGAATGGAATCGGGTTTAATTTTGTTTCGGTCGTATTGCTTCGATTGTTGTATAAATGGGTCAACATCAATAAACCAGCCTGTTGAACTACTGGATATTGAGCAATAAAGTTAGCCGGAACCGTATAAAGAACTTGCAGCGGATTAGCGATTACTTGGCTAATGCTATTTGGAACACTTTTTACGACAACACGATTACCTGTGGGGTCGTAATAGTATTGGGTATTACTAACAGTTACCGGCGCAGGATTAGGGTCGCCAATATAACACTTGACTTCGTTAATAGTAACACCAGAGTTACCAATAGATACTTCCGGCAAGTCTAAATAAATAGCATTACTAAAGAATCCCGGATTGCCGTAATAAACCCGATATTGCGTTGAGAACATAGAAATACCAAGATAGTCCTCAATCGCAAACCGAGTCGCTAATTCCAAACCGCTTAAATAAGAATCCTGACTTTCATCATCAACAAGATTTAACTGTTGAGTGATTTGCTCAAGACTTAACCATTCAGTTACTAAATCACGGCTAACTTGTTCTATTTTCGCGTAATTATAGGGATTGCGATTTGCCGCAAATATTTGTGCTGGTGTTATGTTATCAACAGACATTTGCAACCCCTATTAAACGCCGTAGAGTCGAACTCCCGCGAATACATCCCGAATGGTGGAGCAAGTGCGCTTTTCGGCATACAAAGTAACAAAACCGGGCGCAGTTTGTTCCAGCATTTGCAGTTTTATTTCCGCGTTATCCGCAATCGTTACAAAACGATTCCAAGCTGCAAGATAAACAGGGAATTTACCGCTTCCGGCAACATCCATATACGGATTCGGAATTACAGGGAAACCGGCAATATGTCCAACTGCATAACCGTCAACTTCGCCAATATCAAGGAACAGCGGCAGTTGTTGGTCGTCGCGCAATTCGCGCAAATTCTTAATCGTGGTCGGGTGCATCATCCAAGCAGTCGAAGGATTGTTCCAATACTGCGAAGGCAATGCAGAAGCAAGATTCATAATGTCGTTGTAGACTACAGAACCAGCACTAGCTTGTGCGACTTGCAGCATGGTATGCCGACCGTTCGTATCAGCCGAGCCGCTTGTTCCAAAAGCCGCAGCACTGGTTGAGCCAGCATAGAAATTCAATCCGCGCAGACCATCGGTGCTACCAGTTTGCGGCGTAGCAGTTCCGGTAGAAAGGTCATTGTT